CCGGTCGCATTTGCGGCTGGAGTTTGCACGAGATCGGCGCTGTAAAGCTCGGTGCAGCTCGCGAAGTCCATCCCATTCACTTCACGGATCGGCCCGCTAAATGCGATACTGATCCCGAACGTGTCGGGAAGTTTGCTTGAAATCTCCAAGACGTAATCGCGCATTGGCGATGTTTGGAGAAGGTTGAGATCGCCCAAGAGTTGCGATCCGACGATGCGGAAATTGTTTACGAAACCGACGATGTCTTTAATGCCTGCGCCGTGGTCTAGGTTGACCTTGTCGCCGCCCTTGTATGACTCCGCGCATTCTTTGACTTCCATCAAAGTCTGCTCGTCAACGTACAGGCCGTGGCCTTTCGCTTCGCCGATTGAAATTATTGATACGCCTTCGATGACATCCATTCGAAGGCGCGGATGTCAAATGCTGTCCATCAATTCCATCGCTGCTTGTGCCATCAAATAAACTTCAAGTTCGTTCTCTTCTTCGCATCCGACGACGTCGAATGTGGACGATATAGACACTCCTGCGCGGCCCGTGCCGGCATGGTTTCGGTTGCCTTTTGCTGTTGTGCTTGCGCTGATCGAAAGCGAAGCGTCAGAAGTGCGAGAATTGAACGCGCTGCCTGTTACATTTATCCGCGTTCCTGCGCTTATATCGACGCTCCCGACTGAATATCGGAGTCTGTTGCCGATAGCGTAGAGCGTTACCCTTCGCTCGTCACGCCTTCCCCCACCCCCAGGAAGATCGGTCGGAGCGATAGGAACTGGCGGGACTACCGAAACGAATAACAAGCCCTGCACGCCGATTGAAATCGGCGTCGGGCTTGGCATTAAGCCCTGCGTTGCGATGAGCAGGGAAGCTAGCATACGCTTAGACTCGCGTGACTATCGTGCTCGTAGTTCCGTCTCCGGTGATCGCCTGTGTGATAGCTCCCGCCGAGCGTAGCGTTGGCGTTACCGTTAGCGCGTTTGCGATATCGAGTCCGTGGATCGCGTGGATCTCTGTTACTTGCACAAGCTCCGGCGCGAGTTCCGTTCTGACGGCGCTTGCATTCCCTGCCGCTGTTGGTATCGCGGCGAGTTGAGTGTCGAGGTTTGCGGTGGCGAGGCCTATTGCGGCGCGGACGTCAGCTGCGGTTAGCGTTGCTGTTCCTGTGGTCGCATCCACGGGAACGCCAAGTGCAACTGATCCCGCCGCTGGAATGTATGCAACGCCCGTAAGTGCTCCGCTTGCATACACGGTTCCAAAGCGAACGTCTGTGATGGCGGCTTGTCCGAAACTGTTGTCGGCGGTGAAAAAATCGCTGTATGTTGTTGATCCGTTTTTGCCTTGCCGGAATTTTGCTGTGGTCGGAGTTGGGTCGATGAGATATTTGGACGCATATATGGCAGATATTCCGTTTGCGCTACCGATGAGCGATCCGCTAATTTTGACGTTGGCTGCGGTGTTGTCTGAGGATAAGCCACTCGCGGAGTTGGTCGCGGTGATGTCGCCTGTCGATACGATTGTTCCTGTGCTGGCGTTGTTTAGGCCGTAGGCGGTGGTGCCGCTTCCGCCCGTTAGTGTGCTGGAAGTAACGGTGACCGTTCCTGTGCTGGTATTGCTGAGACCGTAGGCGTTTGTGCCGCTTCCGCCCGTTAGCGTGCTAGATGTGATTGTGATCGTTCCTGTGCTGGTATTGCTGAGACCGTAGGCGCTGGAGTTGCTCCCGCCCGTTATCGTACTAGATGTGACGGTGATTGTTCCTGTGCTGGCGTTGTTTAGGCCGAAGGAAGCGGTGCCAATCCCTCCCGTTAGCGTGCTAGATGTGATTGTGATCGTTCCTGTGCTGGCGTTGTTTAGGCCGTAGGTGGAGGAGCCTCCACTCCCGCCGGTTACCGCGCTCGATGTTATGGTGACTGCGCCTGTGCTGGCGTTGTTTAGGCCGTAGGCGAAGGAGTTATTTCCACCCGTCAATGTGCTGGCATTTGTAACACCTATAGTTCCTGCCGCCGACGTAGACTCGATGGCGTGCGCTCCGTTTGCGGCGGTTGTTCCCGGCACTCTTCCGCCGATTGCGACAATGCCATCGAGCGTTAATGTTCCGCTTGATGAAAATGCAATAGCGCGAGTCGACAAGTTAACTGCCGAGCCTGTTGCACGGCAACCAGCAAGTGTCGAGCTTGCGGCTGCGGAAACGGTCAAGCAATTCGCGGAGCCTGCTTGGATGTATGCACCCGTGATATTCCAGTTTGCCGCTAGTGTGAATCCGCCGCCCGTTGCAATAGTCAGCGGCGTGTTGACGTAGTTCAACAAAGCTCCCATGCGGCGAGCCGTGCCGGTGGTTGCTGTGCCTGCGTTGACGGCTTGGAAAATCTGACCGACTGCTGAGGTGATCGCGACCGGAGTTCCTGCATTTGTTCCTGGAGCAATGCAGTTTGCCGTCAATGCAAAGTTGGTCGTTCCAAGCGAAACGACCATGTAGATTTGTCCCGGAATAAACGAGCCAGATGTGTCCACGGTTGAGCCGGTCAAGTCGATGGATTGATCAAGTGCTACTGTGAAGCTATTCGCGTAGACGGTATCGTTGAGCGTTGGCACTACGCCGCCGCTCCATGTTCCAACTGCGCTCCAGTTTCCAGATGCTTGAGCTTTGATGACGGCCATATTTTAAAGCCCTTCCGCGTAAATGAATTTTTGGATTGCGGCGGATACTTCATCGACCGCGACGACTGCTGGTTGCGAAGCGGAGGCAAGCGAACCGAAAAGAACCGTGCGATTGTTTTCTTGCGACTGCTCGACTTGGTCGCCTTCAAAGCGTGTCGGCGTGAGCGTCAATACAACGCTCGCGTCCTGTTGGTCTGGCGAGTTGTAGCGACTCGCTGTTGCGAGTGTCATTGTATAAAGATCGTAGGTCTTGCCGTCGATGACGATTGGGTTGGTTGGTTTCATATTTAAGCTAAAAGAATGAGTGCGCTGGTTTCGGTTGGCTTGGGAAATTTGAGTTCAAACGCGCCGTCGTAGACGTGCCGCTCGGCTCCAAGGTTGAGAACGCACAAGGTTGCGTTGCCCTTGCTGGCGTTGTAGATCATCGCTCCACCTGCGGCGAAGGTTGCGGATTTTAGGACAACGTCATCAAATGTTATAAAAGCATTTTTGCCGATGATGCCTGTGCGATGTCCCTTTAGTGCTACGCCTCCAGCGTTGTAGCCCAGCCCCTTGATCTCGCCTTCGGTTGTGTAGGCTTTTGTCGTCGGCCCGATCTTTGCCGATGCGCTGTAAAGCGCGATCCGATAGTCGTCGCCGGGTTGGTGAACGCCGGTGATGAGTGCCTTTTTTGCTTCGAGTGCAATTCCGTGTGTGATCATTATTTTTTCTCCCATTGTGCAGAGCATACGGCTACGCGCTGGCTCTCGTCTGGATATTCGCTCGACATCGTTCCGCTTACCATGCAACGGCCAATGAAGTCGTCTTGCTCTTCGTCTTTTTCTGGAGTCGGCATAACGAGTTCGTGCTTTGTTTCAAAGCCGGTGATGCGTCCGAACGTATCGCGAACGGCGAGCGATACTTTCATCTGTTCGGGCTGCGATGCCTGCATTCCTTTGACCTTATCAGCGGCCCAAGTCTGCCCTGCGTCTCCGCCCCACAATGCCCATGCAATGCGGCCTGCGGATGGGAATCCGTCTTCATCTGGAGTGAACCCCTGTCCTTTTTTATCAACTTCGTGCCGTGAAAAAAACGAGTGCATTCTTTTAACGGTATCGTCGGATAAGTTCTTGCCGTTGCTGATGTCGCGAGCGCGTGCGACTCCGACCTCGGTTCCGCCTCGGTTGTATTCTTCGCGCCACTTTAAGCCACGAGCGGCCTCTTCGATCATGCCCTTGCTAGGCTTGTTCTGATCGGCCTCGAATGCTGACGGTGCTGGTTCTGCCTGCGGCTTTGCCGGTTCGGCGTTGATGATTTTGTTTGCGTTCTCCTCGTCCATTCCGAAGACAACGCGAAGGATGACGGCGACTTGTTCCGCTGAAAGTTCTCCGCGACCGAGCGAAGCAAGGATGCCGGAAAGCGCATCCGTACCGCCGATGCCGATGCTCTCGATGAGCGGCGGTGCTTCGTTCTTGCTCTCGTCAAAGATGGTGTCGATAGCAGTAATCGGAACGGAATCAGAAATGCGGTTGGGTTGGATGTCGAACTCTTGACCAAGTTCCTTGATCATGTTCGCTTCCTTGGCGCGTGCGCGAAGTGCTTCCTCGTAGTCTTCACCCATATCGGAGTAAATCTGTCCTGCTGTCTTCAATCCAGCTTTCCACAAAGCGATGTCGGCATTGGCCTCGCGTCCGTAGTCAATCGAAACTTTGGCTGGCCAGCACCAACGGCCATCAAGCAAGTATTCGGAATCTGGAATGAGTCCGCGAGATGCGGCGTCGAGTAAGATAACATTTTTTATCCTGTTGAGGAACTGACCTTCCAAGAGTCCACGCCACCGAAGAAATGTTCGCTCTGCCATCGCGGCCTCCATGCGAGCCATAGGGCCGCTCTTGTCGGCGTCGAATGCAAATCCATATGGCAAGCCGACTGCCATGCAAATGTGCGCCTGCACCAAGCGGATGAACTCTCCGAATGCTCCGGTCGGTCTGTCCGACTTGAACATTTCCATTTTCTCGCCTGCGCTCAAATAGTTGACCGTGCCAGGATCGAGCGACTGAAGGCGTGCGACTTGACCTTGATCGTTCGTGTTTCCGCGAGCAAAGTAGTCGCCAGCGTCTGCGGCTCCGCTCTCGGTGGTGATGACGCCGGATTGATAGCTCGCGTATTTGATCGCCTGCACTTCGGCCTTGATCGCTTCTTGCAAGTCTCTCGTTGCGTTCAGCGCAGTAGCGAAAGCAGAGCGCCCGCGATATTCGTCAAGTCTTGCTGCGTCGAATAGGTGGATAAATTCTTTTGCAACAATATCAGTAGGAGAAATATACTGGTTATTAATAGTACGCGTGAAAATTGTGTATGAAATGGGTCTTCCATAGTCGTCAACATTTATTCCACCGATATATTTATCCGTATCCGTGCGGTCGTAAGGCGATCCGATGCGGTCGGCTTCGACGCTTTGCAATTTTAGGTCTTCGCCGTCGCGGACGATGATGAATCCACAATCTCCATCGCGAAGGATGGCCGTTACAGCGAGTTGTAAAAGCGTTGTGAAGTTGTGCCTGCCTAGGAAATCGCACTCGTTACACCACCGTTGCCAATACCTTTCAATAGCTGTATCGGCTTCGCGGTCGCCGGTGCGTGCTTGATAAGCGATGCGACCGGAGACGTAGGTTGCAAATTTTAAAAGGAGCGAACGGACAGGCGGAAAATTGTCAGCGAGATCGCGAGCGGCTCGGATGAGCGCGAAGCGTTCGCGAGTTCCTGCCGTGTCTTCGCCACCGCTAACTCCGCGACTGATCCCGCGCTTTTCGCTCGTCAATGCTGAATCAAAGCGCCCGAAATTGCGTAGCTTCGCCTGGTTAACCATGCGGTCAAGAGCGGCCTTGGGAGAGACGA